CGGGGTTGGTGGTCTGCCAGTTGGTAGCAGTATCTCTTCTAAGTTGTATTCTTTTACTAAATGTAGCCATCTGTTAAGCTCCTCCTCCATTGTAAACATCTAAGTTATTATCAACGACAGCTCTTTGGGATTGAATGATTGGATCACTTAAAGGAGCGTCGCCAGCGTCTAAAGCAACGACATCAGGGTCTTGTTTCAAAAGTTCTACTGTTTGGTTCACTTGTGTGGCGACAGCAGCGGATACAGCGTTCAGCGTCCGGTACTGAGCGGATAGTGGGTGTGGACGAACTACAGGGCGACGAGGCATCTGTTAACACTATTACTTACCTGGAAAGCCTCGTTTCATGTTAGAGTAAGATTTAGCACTTACTGTAGAATTTTTCTTACTACGACTAATACCTAAACGCCTACGGTTATTCATGTTCTCGTACAGTCCTGGTCTTTTAATTTTTCTTTTCATCTGTCTATTTCCTCACTAATACTTCCATCATTCGATCCAGCTTGTTGTGAACTTCTTTAAGTGCTTCCTCTACCTTGGCTATCCGTGCTTCAACAGCTATATCTCTTTCTCGTTGAGCAGCTAACTCCACCTCTATCTTTGTCATCCGTTTATCACCTAGGTCTAATCGTTCGATCATGCGTTTAATAATCCAACCGATAACTCCAAGAGAGATAGCTAATACGGTGTTAAGAAGTCCAGAGAGGGAGTCGATCATCGATCAAGTTTTAATAATGTAGTTAAGGATGATGGTAGGCTGGACGTTGTTGTGTGCTTCATTTGCGTCTGTCCCAGTTGCGGTCGGGGTGTTTGGGTTTGCTGTAATATTTACGTAATCAGTCCCTCCCTTAAACCCATTGCCGAATGCAGTTACATTATGAGTATGATCCCTAAGCCCAGATTGTGCAGCTGTAAGTTTATGTTCTTTCGTATTAGCAATAAGACCATTATCTTCACCAAGTGTATCAGGGGTAGCTCCTAATAAACGCTCACCAAATCCAGCAACGACACGTCCTCTTAAATCGGGCACTCTAAAGTGATTAGCTGTTTCTCCTCCTGTATTGTAAGTACTACCTATAACAGCGAACAGGGCAGCTTCTGTACTTTCACTGTATTCAGACCCATCACACAAAGCGTAACCAGTAGGAGCATCACTACCAGCAAAAGCCGATACAGTTCCGGTAGGTACGGTTGTTAAGTTCGTACCGTTTACTTTGTAGTTACCTGTAATGTTAAGATCACCAGCTACATCAAGAGCGTATGCGGGACTCGTAGTGCCGATACCAACATTACCTTCTTCGTCAATAGTCATGGCGTCTGCGTTACTAGTACGAAACAATAATTTTCCGTAAGGTCCACCGTCTTCATCAGCATCCGCACCTCTGATTGACTGAATATCAGTGATTGGCGTAGTGCCTTCTTTATTAAATACCCGAAGATATCCAACAGGATCACCAATCATATTACGAATACCTTTTAATTCTAAAACAGCGTTTCGGCTACTATTAGTCGCAGAAACCGTTACGACAGTAGTTCCACTTAGACCTTCACTAATATTAGGACTCGCAGTACCAATACCAACATTACCGCCCGACTGTACATTAAACTTAGTATCTGTGGTGCTTATCTTATCAGATGTAACACTACCATCCACCAACGAGTTAGTACCAACTGTACCAGTAACAGCTACACCAAACCCTCTTTGAATGACTACAATGTCAGCACCTGCACTAATATTGGGAACGATGGTCAGTGTGTCGGTGTTAGGATTAACTGTAAAGTCTACACCAGGTTCTTGAATCAAACCGTCAATGCTTACTTCATAAGCCGTATCACCATTTACCTCAGCACCTGTTACCGTGTAAGTACCGTTAGCTCCTGCAAGTCCTGTAAATTGCCACTTCAACGGAGGTTGTGTAGCACCGCTAGATACTTGAGCTACTTTGTTATCAAGATATATCTTTGTTACTGCATCTGTAGTAGCTGTAGGAGTTCCTACATTTTTTATGCGTTCGTTCTTAGCGTCCCAATTCGTACCGCCTTGTTCTTCTTGTAACGACGCATCATTTAACTCACTGATCTCTTCAGCTAAGTATCTGTTGTGTAAGTAAGCTCTATCTAGTTCACTCTCAGTAAGTACTGAACCGTTAACAAAGTCTACAAGGTTCGTGTCAGGTTGGCTCTTTCTTCTTACTCGAACGATCTGTCCAGCTGTAGCACCGCTGTTTAAAACAACTTTAAGTGCGGGAGTAGTAACGATAGTAAAAGCAGAAGATAGCTGTGCAACTCCGTTGATCTCCACCGTAACATGTTCATCTTCAAGATACGGAAAGTTAAAAGCAAAGTCTGTTTGTCCGGCTGTTGCGGTGTAATCTACATAGGTGGTTGCCATGATAATATATTATTAACTATTGAGTTAGGAGTTCAAGCACATCTTCTCTTTGCATGCCAGTTCTGAATCCAGCCTTAGCTCTAGTGAGGTTTGCATACTGTCGATCTAGCTCAGGATATTCCCGTAAAGTAGACCGCAACGCAGCTTTTCTGTACTTGGTTAACAAGCTGTTTATTTTACCGATTCTAGGACTAGGAAGACCAGGCTCAGACTCAGGAGATAAGTTTTGATAAGCTCTTGATTTGATAAGTTTGTTCAACGACTGTCTCAATGTAAGACCTCCGACCTTAACAGTCTTTAACAACTCTAAGCGTCTGTCGTGTGCTGATTGTCCTTTATCGTTCTCGTATTCAAGTAAGTCAATCTGTCCACCTAGCTCTGGTTGTGGTTGCCTGAAAGCGTGGTTTAAACTAGCCATCTCATTGAGTATCGGATCATCTTTCTTAGTAGATAGTTGTATTGGATTGATGAATCCTGTACCCATCCACTGCTCTGCTTGATACTCTTCTCCTAAAACATTACGCTTTGTATCCAAGCTTCCACGCAGTCCTAGTTTCTTTTTCATAACATCTGCTACGCTCCTAGCTTCTTTGATAGCTTGTGTGTCGTAGTCTGACATCTGAGATATTAAATTAGGAACAAAAGAACCTGCATAGTTTCTACCTAACTTCTCAACATAACGGTCAGGATCGCCTAGAGCATCCGCCCACATTTGAATACCAGCTAAGTAAGATTTATTAGTAGCGTTCCTAGTAAGAGCTAACATCAATGCAGTAGCCATATGTTCTACATTAGTTTCATTGAAGTCTTTCTCTTCTCTAACTCCCGTCTCAACTATATCAGCAACAACACCTAAAGGAGTAGCGACTGGGTCAAGTCTTTGATAACTGTAATATGTATCACCTATCTTAATACTGTAAGGTCTCCAACCAGTAGCCATAAGAGCTTCTTTCTCACGCTCATTACTAGGACCACCTCCGGTTATAAACTCTCTGTTATTAAATGCTACATCCATAAGAGCACCTACGGTTGCTACACCTGTAACAGCTTTACCCCTAGCTCTAGCTTTTAATATAGGATCAGGACTGTTAAACTCACTGAATAACTTCTGCCTTTCTTCCTTCAGTGCTACTACAAATGGAGTACGCTCAAATGCAAACTTCAAGATATTAGTTGGAGTTCTAACAAAAGGAATAACCAAGCGTAGGTATGGTAGTTTATTAGTAGCTTCTTGTAATACCTTACCTAATGTCTTGTCCTGTAGTTCTTTAGTAAATGTAAGATACTGTGCTTCTTCAGCAGCGTACTGCATCAGAGCGGATGAGTCTGGGTTAAAGTTATCGTCTTTATACTTAATAATAAAGTCTGCTTTGTCTTTACCCTTCAGCCCTTTCTTGTCTGCTATAATACCAGCTTCTCTAACAAGACCTTCCTCGGACATCATGCGTCCACCTTCAGTAACGATACCGTCTACTGTCTTTGTTATATGAGCTGCTAAATCTCTAGGATCACGGATTCCTTGTTCAATACCAGACATAGCTGCTTTCAATCTAGCTGCTCTACGATAAGCTAACTGCTTGAAGAACTCGTCAGAAGTTAACAACAATCTGCTAGGTAGTCTTATAAACTGTGCGTACTTATCTATAGAATCTTTAGCACTATCAGATACAATGTTACCTAGCGGTCCTTCTTGTAATCTTTGACCTGTGATAGCTGCTCGTTGTCCTTCTTCAAATGCACGATTGCTAGGGTCTAACAAGTTGTCTTGTTCTTTGAATGCTTGCTTGGAGAACTTAGCTGCTTCTTTAAACATCTCACTATCTGACCAAGAAGCTAGTACAGCTTTCACTACATCAGTGTTACCGCTAGCTATACCACCAGCAACAGCTTCTAATGTAGTCCACACCTGAGTCAACGCATTACCCATGATATTAACCATCTGCGTCTTAGGACCACTCAATATAGAGTTCATCCAATATTCAGTAGGCATATCTAAGAAGTGTTTACCTTGTGCCTTTTTAGCAGTCTTTAACAGCCTAGCTAAACTACCCTCTAAATCAGTTGGATCAATATGCTCTTGTACAAGCTTAACCATACGCTCAGGTTTCATATTACCAGAGTTATTAACAAACTCTTTGCGTATACCTTCTATACCTGTCTCAGCTTCGCTAAGTCCTAGCTTGCGTTTACCGAAGTCTTCTCTTCTAGCTTGTAAAGTAATAGCTGTTTCTCTACCAATCCTACGGTATACATCTGCTACGGTAAGTAATTGTTGGAAAGCATTTTTTAGTTTAGCTATCGATACATCACCGTAACCGTTATCAACCGCTTCCTTCGCTATTTCGCTAACATTCTGTATAAGTGCTTTACCTTGTTCTCTGTAAGCTTGTTGAGTTATACGAATATCACGCAGTACTTTCTCGGCATCTTCTCCTTCTTTAGCTTGTGCTCTAACAGTTGTTTCGATTGCTTCGTCTATATCTGTGACTGCATCTGTAACTGTTACTTTCTCAGGATTAGCTTCGTAGTATTTCTCTAGTAAATCTTTCAGTA